ACTTCTATTGATGAAATTTATAATATTCATTCTTATGATAATTATTTCTATGATTCCTTCTTTAATTTCTTTAAATTTATCAAAAAAGATATATTCATCTATTCTTTTCAATCTTTCATTTTTAATGTCATCAAAAATACATTTCTACACTCTTATTTTGATTTCTACATCTATAACAATAAAACTCTTCTCACTACTCTCATCAAAAATTTAAATCAAAAATCTAATATCTTTATCGAATTCTCTAATTCTATTCATTCTCTCTTTAATCTATCTTCAGATTTCCTTTCTTATCCTCCTTTTATTTCTAATAATGATGATCTTGATAATCCCCTTCATTACTCTTTTGATATTCCTAATTATTTTAAATTTATTGATCTTATTAATGTTATTCTTGAAGTATTTAACTATAATATTAATATTAATAATGTATCCGATTTTTTTACTCTCTTCAATAATATTTTTAATGATAATATCAACATCTCTAATACTTCTAAAAATATTCATAATAATAATATAAATATTCATAATATTCAAAATAATATTCAAAATAATAATACTAATAATAATAATAATACTAATAATAATACTAATAATAATACTAATAATACTAATAATAATAATAATAATAAAAATAAAAATGAAGAAAATAATTTATATGAAGAATTAAATATTGAAAATTCCGAAAATTATATATTAAACACTATTAAATAATTATAATTAATTATAAAAATATATATAAAAAAAATTGAATTTTTATTATAATATATCAATATTATACAAAAATATGAGTATTTACTATTCTCAAAATATTTATTCCCTATTTAATAATATTATTTCACATAATAATAAAAATATTAATGTTTCTGGAGAATTCAATATTTCTATCTCTAATAAATATTATCTTTTTATCTCTGATAACTCATCCATCTATAATAATATATTTGACTTTTTATTAGATAATAATAATAATAATAATAATAATAATAATAATAATATTAATAATATTAAAAGTAATTTTACAAATAATTTAGAAATAATATTTGATGAAGAACAAATATTAAAAGTAGATTTAACAAAATATAATATTATAAGTTTAAATACATTAATAGATAATTTATTCAAAATAGCAAATGAATCAGAAGCAGAAGTTATAATATATATAGACATTCAACATTTAATTAATTTTATAAATAATTTCAAAATAGAAACTCATATATATGATTTCTTAATTCATAAACTAAAAAATAAAGCCGATAGATTATATATTTACGAAAATGAAAATATTAATCTAAATCTTAAAAATTCACTCTTTATTAAAGAAATTTTTACTATCAAAAAAAATTATAAATTTATTAATAATAATAATAATAATACTATTTATATCTACAAACTTAATGATATTAATATTAAATACTGGAATATTTTTAATAATTTAGATGATTTGCATAAATTAGATATTTCCGATTATTCTAATTCTTCTATCAAAATTTTTAATCTTAATAATAATGAATTCCTTTTAACTCAAATCTCTATTTCCGATTTAACTCTTAATAATATTATCACTCATAATAATAGTTTCGTTCTTCATCCTATACATAAAATTAATATTTATCTATAAAAATAATAAATAATAATTATTTAACCATAATTTCACGCCATCCCCTAGTCAAATGAAACTCATCTCTTTTCATCCAATCCCTAAACTTAATTCCGGTAATAGAACCATCTGACCGTGAATAATATAATTTATCTACAACAATCAATCCATCCTCATTTAGTTTCTTTGAACAATGATAACACGGTGCAGACTCACACAAATTACCACTCTTATTAAATCTAATCACCAATACATTTACCTTTCTTGATTTAATTCTCTTTGATGTTAGCATCCCGTGATATCTCCTCATCGCATCCACTTCTGCATGTGTATTACATACTGCACCAATTTTTGGTTTCCTCTCCGAATTCTCACCAAATACACATTTTCCATCTACTAAATCTGTAATCTCACCCAAACTAAAATCATAAATACACGCAATATGTGAATAACAAGCCTTTGTTGTAGGACTAACTGTCGCTTTTCTCTTCTTAATCATCAACTCAATAATTGGTGTATGTTTATCATATTTTGTTACATATTCTGTTGGCAACATACTAATCAAACTTATTGAAGAACCAGCACTAGCACTAGCACTTGTGATTGATGAAAGAGAACTCTCGGAACTTTGAGAAGTTAGAGATGTTGGTGAACTAGAAATCTTATCACTATCAGAATCTGAAATGGTTGAACTGTCAGAATCATCAGTAAATACGATACTTGAAGTTTTCTGAAGATCAACAATTTTGACTTTCCTGAATGAATGCAGTCGAACGGTAGCCTTAATGCTAGAAGTATCACTATCCATCTATGTTTCTATTATAATAATATATACTAATATTATTATATTATTAAAAATTTCAATTTTTTTGATAATCATTATTTTCGTTAATTTTTGTTAATTTTGGTTAATTTTCTTTAATTATATTAATTTTTTCGGTATTAAGTTTATATTCTATCATTTCAATGATATTTTTAAGTTTTTTAAGTGTTTTAACATCAATATTATCATTATCAAAATCACCAATATTATTATTTAAATCATTTAATTGAGTAAATAATTCTTGGATAGAAGTATTTTTATTAATATCATTTGATTCTTCCATTATTAAATCAATTTCATTAAATATTTTATTATATTTATCATATTTTGTAATAAAATCTTGTTTTTTTTCTACTCTCGTAATACTATTTATTTTTCTCTCTAAATCACCTATCTTTATATCCATATTTTAGTATCTTATAATATAAATCTATATCTCCATCTTCTAATATCATTTTTATTTTTTTACTTCCATTATCTTCTATTAAATCATCTAATTTTATTACTTCTTTGTCATTTCTATATATTTTAATTTTTATTTCTTCTTTTCTTTTATTAAATTTATCTTTCACTATATTATATCTCTCTAATATATTCTTTAATTTTATATTACTTTCCATAAATATTTTATTATTATCTTCTACTTCTAATTTATTTATTACACTATTATAATCTATTTCTTTTAATTTTTCATAACTCGTATTTAATTTATCTAATAATTCATCAGTTTTTAATTTTAATTTTTCATATATATTTATATATCTCTTTTGTTCTTCTACTATATATTTAGCTCCTATTGACGGTGTTGCAAATTTATAATCTGAAACATCATCAGATAATTGATTATCAGTTTGATGTCCGACAGCGGAAATAGTGATATGTTTAGAATTATGTATTTCAGTTAAAACATCCCAATCAGAAAAACTAATTAAATCTTCTAAAGCACCACCTCCTCTAGTAATTAATAATAAATCTAAATTAATATCATTAAAATATTTGATGTTATTAATAATACTGGTAGATGAATTTTTACCTTGTACAATAGTATTTTTAATAATAATATTTCCAATAAAGTTATCTAATTTAAATGTTTGTAAAATATCTTGAATAGCGGCACCTTCTATAGCAGTAATAATTCCAATAGTATAAGGAAAAATATTTAATTTCTTTTTGTTAAGATGCCAATTTAAATTTATTAATTTAGTTTTAAAATTAGAAATTTCTTGAAGATAATCACCAGTTCCTATTTTTTTTAAATTATCTATTTTAAAATATATTGAAAAATTAGTTTTTAATATATTTATACTTCCGTTTATTTCTATTTTATCTCCATCTTTTACATCCTGATAATTTTTACTCCATCCTATACACTGTAAATTATAATCCTCTTCCTTTAATGTTATATATGTATGTTTTCCTGAAAATTTTATTGATATTATTTCACCTTTTATATTATTTATTTTTATCTTATTTATACTTTCTGTTATCATATCATTTATTATCTTTATATTATTAATTTCACCACTCTTCATATATTAATACAATTATTAATATATAATTCTTTATTTTATATTTTATATTTTAATCTTTTATAAATTTATTTGATGTTCTCGCTAACTCAAAATTTCCTAATTTAGCCATTTTCCTTCTTATATTTTCTATTTTTTCATTGTCAAATGGCGGATATTCTAAATCACTTATACATACTTTTACTATTATTTCACTACTCATTAATAATTTAATTATACTCTTTGGTATATCATTATCAAATATAAATGGCTCATATTTTATTACTACCGGACATATTGGACTATTTGTATAAAATGCTCCCGTTCTGAATTTTATTAATGTATTATTATTTGACATTGTTCCTTCGGGAAATATTGCTACTCTATTTCTTCTTAATAAATATTCTTTTATTTTTTCTACTGTATTTGTATCTTTTCCACGTTTAAATATTAATAAATCACACGTTTTTGATATTACTCTTCCAATATCTGTAGTATTAATAAATTCACTACTTAAAAATCCACATCTAAATAAATAATATAAAACAAAAGAATCCAAAAAATGATGATGATTACTAATTATAACTTTATTTAATTTTTCATCTTCTATATTCTGCCATTTTATAATATTATTTTCTAATTTAATTTTATTTTTATTTGTATTATCTATTATTTTAAATTTTATATTTGTTATACTCTGAAAATATAACATTACTGAAAATACATCTCTTTCATCATTTATTAATAATACTTTATTCATTAAATTTGTAAATTTTAATATTGCATTCGGTATATATAAATAATTTCCAAATTCACTATTCTCTAATGTTACCGACTTTAAATCCTTCCTATTTATTATATACTTCTTACTACATAATATCTTATTATTATCTATTATATTTTCTATTTTCTCATTACATATTTTACATCTTCTCATATTGTTTTCTATACACTTTTCATGTATAAAATGCTCACACGGTAAAATTAATCTTATTTCATTTTTATTGTAAAAAAAATTATTGCAATAACACGTGAAATTTATTATTTTATCACTATTTGATTTACTCATCATATATTATTTCTCTTTCTTCTATTCTTTAATTTTATTTTTTTATTATCCTCGTTTTCACCATTTTCCTCATTATTATTTTCTATCTCCGTTTTTTTATTTATTAAAAATTCTATTAATCTCTTTTTTTTTATTTCATCTTCTTCTTTATTTATTCCATTTTTACTTGTATAATCTACATATAAACTACTAAATTTAACATTGTTTCTTATTTTCTCCATTTCCTCCTCATCTACTGATGTTATTTCAAAATCATTTTTTTTATTTCTTTTTCTATATCTTTATCTATATTTGTATCTTTATCTATATTTGTATCTATATTTATATCATTATTTATATCATTATTTGTATCTTTATTTGTATTTTTATCTTTTAATTTTTGTGATTTTATAGTATTTTTTATATCTTTATCATCTTTTATAGATTTTAATAATTTATAATTTTTAGATTTTTTATCAAGCATAATATTTTGTTTTGTTAAATAATTAATTTTTTCATTTAATTCATCTATTATTCTATCTTTTTTTTTAGAATTTTCTTCTAAATTTTCAATTTTATTTTGTATTACTGATAATATATTTCCTAATTCTCTTAATATTGTATAATCCATTATATTTATTTATATATTTATTTTTCTTTGTTTATTCTTAAAACTTATTTTATATTATATATTTATTTTTAATGTTCTCACTTATAAATCTTCTTAATTATATTCTCGGTAAACCTATTAATATTTATATTCTCATCCTTTTTACCTGCATCATCTACTTTTTTATTATCAAATCTTTCTGGAATTCTATCATCAATAATAAAATATTTCTTTCCATTCTTATTATTCTTCTACTTATTGATATTACCACCATCCTCGCTTTATTCTCTTTTAATAATTCTACTTCTCACAATATTACTAATAATAATGATAATAATAATAATA